AAAGAAACCACTGCCAGCGTCTTGAATCCTACGCATCCGCCAGTACTTAATAATGTAGTAGGGGGCGTTAATCGTACCTTGGTCTGGCACAGGCCACAGAGTGACCGTGGGGTTATCCCGGGCGCGATCAATATACAGCTGAATCGGCCGACCTTGGTTTAGTTTATTGGGGATAGTGGAGTAGGTAGAAACGCTTATCCGTGAGATGTTCAGGTCTGACTGAGTAGACGCATTACCCGCACCGGTGCGCACAACGTGCTCAAGCAGGTCTATAGTGTCGGCCGGCAGGTTGTACGTGGCAACACCCTGACCGAGGTTTATCGTGCCTTCCTCAATCGTCCACATGTTAAGACCACGGTTCTGCCACTCAATAGTCAACAGATTCATCGAACGGCGTGCAGTTCTAAGGTCGTACCCCGAACGCATTTCACGTCCAGCACGCTCCCACGCCTCTTCCGCAATCTCGGTGAAGTCTAGGTTAAACGCTGTGGTGCCGGATGTTGCCATTACCTTTTCCTCTTCAGCGGGTCAACCCGTTTGGGCGCCCCAGCTGGTTGTCCCAAATTCTTCTTTTGGGCTATTCTGGACTTTTTTTCCGCCGCAGTCATTTCGCTTGAGGTTTTCGGCGTTTTCTCGGAAACCCGCTTGCTCGGTCTACAGTAAGGCGTGCCGCGTTTTTCACCTTCTTGGCGACCACACGCCTTGCCGGTGCGTACATCTTTCCAGTCTTCTTTGAACCAGCGCTTTAACGACGCACCTTTTTCAGTCTTGCGAACGGCCATTTTAGCCGCCTCGCTTACGACATTTGGCAATCGCACCAGAAGCGTAGGCTGATGGGAAAACTTTATATTGTGCCTTCACCTTATTGTAGCAGGCGTCTTTGACGGTGCCGCCTTTCTTAAAGGAAGCTCCCGGCTTTTTATCGGAGGCAACTGCCCCCATCCCGCGACAGGGCATCATACTTAGACCATCTTGCCTTTGGTGTGGCCCTTAGCAACTATACCGTCAGCGCGAGTTACACCGCCTGCAGCGTAGCCTTTCTTCGCCATACCACCAGCCATCATTTTCTTGGGGCCGCAAGCAGAGCCGCCTTTAGCCATTTTCTTTGTTGGGCCAGAGCCTTCCATGTCCATACGCTTACGTGGAGACATCATCTTCATATTCATCATTTCTTTGCTCCTTTAGCTTTACGCTTATCGGCATTGTTGAATTCTTTACCAACTGACTGTGGAACACCCACCTGCTTAGCAAACTTCGGATTGTTCGCCACTGCGGCCATGAACTTTCGTTGTCGTTTGGATACAGTAGGCATGATCTACCTCAGCAATTCCAAGCCCGCAGGCTCTTATTTATCCGACTGTTTGGGTCACTGGCGGTCTTACTGCTCGTGTTCTTGGCCTTCATCCCTTTCATTCTGGCGCAAAAAGACTTTCGTCTGGCTGCGTCTTTGTCGGTTTTAGGCTTTGGCGCAGGGGGTTTAAGGTTCATACCCTGAGCTTTTGCAGAGGCGCGACCCTTGGCGTTTAATCCACCTTTAGGGTCTTTGCCTTCCTTACGAGTCCACGCTGGTGATTTAGCCACAGAACACCGTCACACTTGTGATTTCACTTAGGGTCATTACCGCAAAATCTGTTCGATTACTGCGAGTGGTTAAGATACCTTCCCCCGGAATAATAATGCTATCGGAGAATGCGGTGCCTGTCGGGGTATCTACCTGCAGTAACAAAGAACCACTAGAGCTGTTCAGGTTAAACTTTATTGACCCCGCGGTTGCGGTTGCAACGTAGTACAAGCCCTTGATCCGCGTACGGGGGAGCGCCAGAGAACCAACAGAACCGATCTTCACGTTGCCCGCAGAGGCACCGCTTGCCGTGATTTGACTCACCACCGTGTAGAAGTTAGCCGACGTAGCCACACCGACGTTAGCACCGGTCACCACTTCGGTCGTATTAGCCCCGGTCAGATCACCGACCTTGATACCGACGATGGTAAAAGTAATTCCAGCGTCGTTACCGGCAGATGTTATGCCAATCTTATACCCCGTGCCGTACGGTGACACACTGGTTGTCAGCAGGGTCAAAGCACCAGCGGCTGCAATAGACGCGTTGGTGCGAAGAATGTCGTCATCCGGGGCCGAGTTTATCGCCCAAATATCATATTGCATGACTTACTCCTTGATGAGACCCTGTAAGATCATCGCTTTTCGCGCAGCTGAGCCCACGGCAGGCAGCTCAACAGGCGTAGGTGCTTGTTCCTTGGTGGTCTTTTTGGCTGGTTTTTTAGCCTTTTCGACGTCACTCATGGCTTACTCCTTAGCGGGTTTGTGTCCCGATGATGTAATCCAACGTGGTTACACGTGTGCCGCTGGCGGAACCAGACACGCTCATGGCTGCCATCGTCAGGTTTTCGTCATCAGGAATGTTGGTGGTGTGCTGGGCAACTTGTCGGCCGTTAACGAAGAACGTCACGCTACCGGTGTTAGCCACGTTAAACGAGAGAACGACGTACGTGTTGTCAGCCAAGTCCACACCAGAGTCGGTGGAAGTCTCAGTGCCGTTCTTCTCAGTTTTGCACAGAATTGACGCGTTGCCGTCGTTCACTTGGAACACGATACGGTCAGTTGCAGTCAGCATTGCTTCGGGGTTAGTTGCAAAGTTCAACGTCAAACCAACACAAATGTCAGTCTGGTCAGCGTCGTTGCATTTAATGCGGGTAGAGAAGAAGATGCCAGTGTTTGCAGCTACAGCAAATATCTCGTTGCCCTGAATGGAAGCGCCATCGTCGTCAGTTGTAGCAGTAGATGTCAGAGCCAGCTCACCACCAACAGTGTCAGCCACGATACCCACGGAAGCACCGGAGTCTTTAATCACAGTCCAATCATTGGTGGAATCAAACGCCACACCAACGAAGTCGTCCATCAAGGAGAATACAGCAGGGTTGACGCCAATTGGCATCTCGGCCATACCAGCGAAGTAAGCGTTTGTGTTTGCGCCAGAATAGAGTAACGGACCGGAGTAATGAGTAGCCGACATAATGAAATCCTCACATGCGAGTAGTGCGCTTCAGTCTGCATGTTGTCCGCCCGACCGGTCTGCAGCGCATAAAATGTTTCGGGGTTACGTACTTTTTACCATCTAAGCTCTTAGGTGTCAATGTACAAAAGTTTATACTGTCGGGCTGTGCCCGGGAAACAAATTGTTTACCCCCAACATATTTGTTAGCGACAGCGAGATATTTTCAGTAAGTCCCGTAACGTGATGCCACCAACCTATAGGAATAAAAAGGCAATCCCCCGGTTCCAGCTCTATTTCTATTACACTGGCATTACTGAACTTTGGAAACTTTGTAAGATCGTCCGTAGCGAAGTTTATGTCACTGAACACATGATTGTCGTTGTACATGTATGGGACTTGCATAGCGGGGGTCATACGAAAAAGTTTTTTCCCTGTAATTTGTATGAAGAAGTTATTAGTCAAATCATGATGAGCGGGGGTAATAGACCCTTTTGGCCCAACCCACAAAAAAGCCCTGCCAACAAACGCGTCCATATTAAAATAGCCGTCACCAATGTCACCAAAATCTTCAATTAACGATTTTAGGGCGGGGGTTTCAAATGTTTTGTTCCACGCCGTCATGTATAGATCACTTTTTTGTTCTTCATCTGTAATTTTGTCAACAAACTCTCCAAACGCCATGGTTTCCGCACGTTCGCCTTTACCAAACCCAAGAGGGCCAAGCCCATCCCGTTTTATTTGTACCCCAACCATGGACTCGTACCCAACTTTTTTAACTAGTTCTGGAAATGTCCATTTAGACGCCGCCCAGCCGTCAATCGCTCCCGTAAAAATTCCAACTTTGTTTTGGAAGTAATAGTCGTTTAAAAACTCTTTAAAGGGCGGCAAAGGTACCTTTTTTGGCTTTAAATACGTCTCATCGTTGCGCCTCAAAGAGTCAAGCGTATTTAGTAGCCACTCCCGTTTATGCACTTGGTTGTAGTATTTGCGGGCAACTGCCATGTATGGAGACTCCGTAACTTTAACTACGGTAGCCATTGACGCCGTCGCGTCTAAGTTGTTTTTCACCATTACAGAAACTAACGCCTCTGGCTTAACACCCAGCAAAATGTTTTCAAACACCCATTTTTCCCAATTTACGTCGGGTATGTTTTTTTCTAATATAGATGCGGTCATTTTTAAAAGCCTTTTTGTTGGACCGTATTTTTTACCAACTAAGTTGCTGGGTGTCAACGCGCAAATAAAAAGGGCCCCGAAGGGCCCTAGTGGGTCTCTAGTCAACTGACCCTTACTAGACGTTACGCTGCGCCCGGAGAACCAAAGATTCCCAGAGAGTCGCTGACACCAAAGCTGTATCGCTCACGCGCTTTGTAACGAGCGTTGCCCGTGTCAAAGTCGGCGTCCATTGAAGTCTGCATCGGGGTACGGACGAAGTGCTTCAGACCGTTCGGGATGTCAGTCATCAGGAACCATGCGTTGTTATCAGTCAAGTAGTTGTTGACTGTGTAACCACCGGGGATACTTCCCATGGAGCGCATTGCGTTGATGTCGTTGTCAGCAGTTGCCGGACGCAGTTCAGTTTCGAGCAAACGAGTTGCAACGAACTGCAGCGAGGGCGGAACAACCAACTTACGTGGCTTAGCTGCAATCAACAGACCACGTTCGTCAGTCCACGCAGCGATCTGAATTACCGCGGCTTCCAAAGAAGTCTCGTTCAGGTCTGCAGGAGTTGCCGGGGTGTTGCTGTTGGTGCCGCCAGATACCAGCGGGTGGTCAGTAGCACACAAAGTTTTACCGTCACCGTAAGTTACGCCTGAGCCAGAGAACGCATTGTTCAGAATGGCAGCAGCTTTAACTTGCTTGGTGTACGCCATGGCACGAGCCAGCGCTTTGGTGTAACGAGTAGACAGTGAGTCATACAGGTTATCTTCCACAGCTTCTTCAGTAATGGAGAAGCCCATTGCGATGGTTTCGTGAGTGTAGCGAGCGGTAAACGCTTCTTGCGCGTTGTCGTACGCGATGGCTGAGCCTTCGTTTTTAACGGGGGCTGCACCAAAACCTGACAACTTGGTTTCTTCTTCGAATGAACGCTCTGAGGTCTCAGTTTCGAAAATCTGAGCGTGTTCATCGTTGTATCGACCGTACTCCATGCCAAACAGAGCATTAAGCCCCGGAAGCAATTCTTTGAGTAATTGGGCGCGTGAAATAGCCATATCTGCCTACTCCTTAAATACCAGTGTTCACAGACATGCTGTGGAAACCGGGGTTGATTTTAACCAGAACGTCCGGGAACGCATCTGAGATTGGGGAGGCAAATGCCACGATACGCAGTGCAGCTGGAACAGTAACAACAGTTGCATCCAGAGCGCTCGTAGAATTACCGGTAGTTGTGTTACCGGTAGAGGTGCTCTGAGCAGCAGCGAAGAACGTGTTTGTACCGACAGCAGCCTGTGTAGCAGTACCATCAAGCTGAGCTTGGAACAATACCATCGGGTCATCCACAACAAACGCTTGGACAACACCGGTGGTACCAGTGGGGTAAAACTGACTGAAAATCACCTGACCTTGAGTATTAACAAATCTGCAGCCGACGAATACGCCAATTGCGCCTGTAACACTGGTTGAGCCTGTGGGCCAATCATTAGTTGTTGCATCAGCACCGGTACCGGTGACGATGGCGATGTAGCCGTTAGCATTAATGTACACCACACTTCCGTAGAAGATGTTGGTGTTAACACCAGCCGGATCAATCAGGAACGTAGAGAAGGCGCCCGCGTAGGGCATTCCGTCTACACGCTTAACGGGACGAAGCCCGTATGGTGCGGCAGTTGTAGCCATGATTAACTCCTAAAATTATCCTTTACCGAAAGTTACCGTAGTTTTTCTCTCATTGAAGAGAGGCATCCTCGGATCGTTTTCCCGCATAAGGTTCTGGTCCACGGCGATCATCTGAGACCTAGTTTGGTTCGTGTAATACTCATTACGTTCCTTAACCAGCTCGACGGGCGCTTTACACAGCAGCAATCCACCAATTACAACATTATCCTTAAAGCGTTCGTTCTCAATGCTACTCAGGAAAATCTCTGGGTGGTCTACTGCTCGCACGGGTTCCCAACCTTCGCGGAGTTTGGAAGAGACATTGATTGCATCAGCCTGACCTCGGGTACTTACGCGGACCCAGTGAAACGTATACCCAGCTTCCGGATTCGGAGTGGGCAGCACTTCGGGTCTACGCCACGCCGACTTGCGTTGGGTGCGTTCACGTTTTTCCAAGTCTCGGTCTAATCTGTTATCAGCCATTATGTTCTCCTCAATAACGCAACCTGTTTGGCGTAGTCTGCAAGTGATACTCCCATCCTCTTGGCTACAGCGATTTGTGATTCGCTTAAACGCACCTTTATCGGTGCTGTGCTCCGCGTAGCGGGTGCGACCACATTTGCTGCTTTCCGTACTTTCTGAGGTTCTGGTGTATCCTCAATATCTTCATCGAAGTTCTCTGGGAACAACTTTCGCATACGAGTATTTACTTTCTCGTAGTATTCATCCGAGCGAGGATCAACACCCTCTTTTACTAGCTTGCTATGGTACCCTAGTGCGTACGCTGTCATCTCGTCGTCACTACCGAACCACGTATTTTCGTTTCTCCAAGCCTCTGCTTTCTCATCCCGCGCTACTTGCGGCTGTTGGGCAGGGGGCCTTTGCTGCTGTTGTACATTATTGCTTTGATTTTGTAAAGCTTCTGGCTGGTCAGCACGGGGTTTAAGGTTGTTAACCTTATCCATGCGTATCTGCGCCCCATACAATCCTTCCTGCGCAGCAATAATCGCGTCAGTGTTACCCGACTCGTAAGCTTCTTTATATTTCTGTTTTGCGGCCTGCATCTCAACTTGAATCTGTTTTTTGGCAGACTCAATCAAGGCATTGTGACCTTTATCAACGGAACCTTTGAGCTTCTGGTTCTCGTCAACAAGAACTTTAGCAAAGCGCTCTAGCTCCTCACGCTCACGCAGGGCTTGTTCTTTTGCCCGTCGCTCGTCGTGATAACCTTTGCTGAAGTGCTGAATTCGTTTTTTAACCTTGTCGGAGTAGCTCTCCAACTCTTCGTCGGTAACCTCTTCGGGCGGAGTAGACGGCTTTTTGTTACGGTCCCCGAGCGGTGTGTCGTCAACAACTTCTATTTCAACGTCATCGACTTTTAGCGTTTTCTTTTTCTTACCGATAGTCACCCGGCCGACAGCGTCTTCAATTTCAAGACCCGGCTCGGAAACTTCTTGCTCGACATCAATAACCGCCGCCGCTTTTGCGTCGGGGTCTGGAAAGTCAAACTCTACCTGTTGCATTGGCATAGCTCACTCCTTATGCACGAGAGATGGCTCTCGGGTTGGGTACAGTAGCTTGGACGGAATCGTCGTTCATTAGGCGGTACTCTTGGGTACCGATCTTAAAGCGCGTGCCAGTGTTTGCGCGGAACATTACATAGTCCCCCGGTTTACACCACGGACCAGCGGAGAAGCGGTCTTTGTCGTTATATGCCTGATCGCCCATGTCGAGAACCAAACCTATAGTTGAGAGTATGTATTCCTCTCGGACCGTTTTATCTGCCTTCAACAGCGAAGTTTCCCCAAATGTTTCTTCCACATTGGGTAGCGCAATCAAGATGTGGTAGCCCGTTGGCTTAGGGATGGCAGCTTCTAACTCCGCTTTTTCCTTTTCCGCTTGTGCTATCTTCTCTTTGCGTTGTTTTTCAAGTTCAGTCATCTTCATTTTCCATATAGTTTTTCGCAAGGTCTTTCAGTTCCCTTCGTGCTTGAGCTAGACCCCGTATCACTCCGCACACTTCTTTATACCCCTCGAAGGTTTTAGCCCCACCAGCGGTTATAAATTCTTCTTGGTTTTGCTGGGCAGCAGCCAGCCTTTCTTCAAGCACGTCAAAGACGGTTTTAGCCACGGTTTCTCTCCATCATCTGAGTTTTCGTGAGGTCCATAATCGCCTTGGCTTCATCCAAGTTCTGTCGTGCATCCGCTTGATCCGTCATTGCGGCAATTCGGCTGGCTTCCAGCGACGCAGTGTTCTGGGCTTTCTGAGCATCCAGCGTCAGCCTTGCTGCGGCTAACTGCGTATCTGCTTGATCTTTCTGGGCTTTGCGCTGCTGTTCCGCGGCTTTAAGCTGCAGTTCTTGCATCTGCATCTGCATGATCGGGTCTTGCGCCTGTTGCTGAGCGGCCTGCTGGGCTGCTGCGGCTTGCTTCTGCTGGGTGTTCTGCTGCGCAGCTTCGGCAATCATGCTCGCCAACTTAACTTCCAACTCTTCAGGCAACTCGGCGTTGGGCGCCGGCAACGGTGCACCCAGTGCGTTTTCAATCTGCTGACGGTACGAGAACGCAACGTGCTCGGCTATGTGCGCCATCAGCGCCCCCATAATCTGCTGCGCCGCGGGGTTCTGCCCGATAAACGCTGCAATCTGCGGGTCCTGCATAAACGCTTGGTGTGTGGCAATGTGCGCGTCTTGATCTTGGTGGATAAACGCCTTCATCGGCTTGCCAACCAGCGCGTTCATGTTCTCGCTGACGGGGTCGGTGGGCTTCAAATCATCCGTTGTCGGGACGAGCTTGTCCGCGTTCTTAACCCCCAGCACCTCGATCATCTGCCTGTGTAACTGAGGCAGGTCATATATCTGCGGGGCTTGCTGCGCCATCTGCAGCACGGCTTGGTACTGAACCACACGCTGAGCCATTGTGCTGCTGTTAGGATCACTGACCGGTATGACGTCCACCACGGCGTAATCTGTTTGCTTGGCACGTGGCTCCCCACGATCAGGCACGTAGGTGTAATCCGCTGGAGCGTACTCGGCAATGATCGCTTTGAGGAGCTTAAACTCCTGTTTCATCGCGTAATGTACCCGAGACTGCACCGCAGCCATGGGCTTTAGTGTCCGTTCGAGCAGTGCTAGGGTGGTTCCAACCGGTGCGTTAGCACTCATGTCGGAGATATTCATGTCGGAGATCGCCCCGAGACGCCGACCTTCCTCGGTTATCTGGTTCAGCAGCGCGAGCAGCGTCTGGCTCGGCTCTTTATAGGGCAACGGCATGATATTGTCGCGGATTGAGCCACTTGGCACGTCCACATCACGGAATTCACCCGGAGTTATGGGTGTATCGTCACCTTTTATGCGCAAACCACGTGTTTTTAGGCCACCCGGCAGGTTTGACAGCGTGCCAGCGTCAACAAGTTGACGAATTAGCGAGGTACCAGCCTTCGCGTAGCCCCCGATGATGTGAATTAGCCCCAAACCGTAGAATCCAAAGCCCGGAACGTACACATAATGGACAAAATGCTGTCGTTTTAGCATCAACGGGTCGTCTGGGTTCCAGTTTCTGCGGATCGCCAGCACTTTATTAGACCCGCGCTCAAGCGTAACCACGTAGGGTTTGGCTATTTGCAGGGCATCTTCGTCGTCTTCATCACCTTCGCTGTCCACACCATCAATAACGAGGTCCGCGTGTATCTCATAAATGCTATATCTGTCGTCGTCGGTCAGAGAATACCCGCCTTCTTCGGCTTTTTTCTCCTCGATGTCGGTGCGGTACGGCACTGGGTCACCCAGTGAGACATTTGCGTAGAACCCAGCGGCCTGCAACTTGTGCATCTCGTTCTTGGTTTTACGCATCACGTGCGTGACACGCTCAGCACTCTCTATATTAGAGGCGCCGTACGGTACGATGACGTCTTCCGGGGGTATGAAAATCGCTACCTGCCGGCCGATGTTCGGATCAAAATACACTTTCTTAAACGCAGAGCCTGCCAAACCGAGGGTGTACAGCATCCTCTCGTGCTCGGGACGGTACTCGGTCATCACATCTGTCAGCTCATAGTTCATGTCCACTTGGACACGCATGGCAGAATCTTCTTTCTCGCGGGTCACTTCCCCTATGATCTTAGTTCTTACAGGACCCGCCGCTGGGAACGTCTCGCTCATTGCCTCAGCTTGGAACCTGATGACTGCCTCAGCCAGCACGGTTGAGTACACGCCACATGCGCCTATCCACGGGTCGGTGCGCTCTTCGGGTCTAAACCCCAACACATCAAGACCTTTGACAAACGTATCCGCCCAGTCCTTGCGGCTGTTCAAGTCTGACTCAATTAACCCAATCAGCTCGGTGCTCATCTCAAGCAACAGACCTTCATCGAGGTACTCGGCTAAGTTGGCATCAAACGGAGCCATCTCGAGGTCTTCATCGCTGGCGTTTTCTGGGGAGATCGTAACCTCTACCCCGCCATCCTCGAGCATCGTGATCTCAGTCTCCGCTGGCCCCATGTCCATCTCGATCTCAATACCAAGACCTTCGGTCGGCAGACCCTGCGGCATTTCGTACAAGCTGCGTTCAATTGCCATTTATATACCCTCAATAGTACTCTTTACGACGCCTGAACATCGGCGGCTCGTCTACCTGATCTGTGGACAGCTGAGCAAACCCACCCTGTCTAAATCTCGTTAACGCCATGATTGTCGTGTCCACCACGTCGTCGTGGTCACCATACGGGAACTCAGCAAGTTCTTCAACCAACTGCTCAGCCCAGCGCGTGTGTGGCACCCATACGATACCTTCTCTGACCATGTCTATCACGGCGTTCAGACGAGCGTACTTGTTGTTCGGGTTATTAATAGTCCCGCGGTGCGGCGTGTACTCGCCCACCGGCACACCCATCCGGCGCAGTTCTTGGTACAGCGCGGTGCCGCTGGACTTCTTCTCCACGAGGCAGCTGTCTGGCTGCCACTCGTTGTACTCATCGAGCACCTTTACCTTTAGCTCCGGAAACTCCAGCCGCTCACGCACCGAGTTGAGCAGGATGATGTTGTTCATCGCCGTCTCGTCATTCCAGAACACACCCCACGTGGTTATTGAGGTGAAGTCTGAGCGGTTGTTGAGTTCTGCCGCGGCGTCGATCGCTTGTATTATATACTCACAGGGCGGAGGTTCTTCATCCTCCCACTGCTGCCACCACTCGCGTTTACAGATAGAGCTTGAGTCACCGGTGGGGTTCTGCTGGTACTGTGCGTTCCACTGGTACGCCGGCATTGTTGAGCGTGTGCGGCGCAGCGCATCAAGGTCAAAGAACTCAGGCCACAGCGCCTTCTCTCTATCGCTGCTCTCGTTGAGGATCGCAGGGAACTCCACCACGTGGTACTGGTCAACCCCCTCATCCTTTGACATGTCGCTGATGAGTTTACCAATCAGGTCAGACTTGTGCCACCTTGTAGCTACAATCACCACCCGGCCACTGGGCATCAGACGGGTACGGGCACCAATCAGGAACCACTTATACGCAGTCTCCAGCGAGTCAAAGTTGCCCGCCAGCATGTCCTGTTCCGAGTGAGGGTCGTCGATGATGAGCAGGTCGGCTCCGCGTCCGGCCAGTGATGATCCCACACCGGTGGCGTAGAACACGCCTCCTTTATTAGTGTTCCATCGACCTGCGCTTTTTGAGTCTATCGCCAAGTGCACACCGGGAAAGATTTGCTGATACTGCGGAGTATCAAACAGGTTACGCACCTTACGACCAAAGTCGACTGCCAAGTCCGCGGTATGGGAGACCAACATCACCTGCTTGTGAGGATTTTTACCCAAGAACCACGCAGTAAAGAAGATAGACGTCATCTGGCTTTTGCCATGGCGCGGGGCAATGGAAACGGTGACCCGGTCCTTTTCGCCTTTCTCGCAGTCCATCAGCAGGTTCGCCAAGTGCCGGTGGTGGGTGCCCACCTTATATCCTTCCTGCATCGCCTTGCAAAACTCAATCAGATCGTCACGGCAGTTCTGCGCAAACTCCCGGTCCTCCAGCACTTGTGCTATCTGCAGCAGCTCTTTAGCTTCCGCATCCTCAAGGTGCTCTATGTTCTCCAACAGAAAGTCCAACTCTTCCCGGCTAAACTGCACAGGTTCTTTGGCGACGATCAGGCCGTCAAAACTTCGGGTACTACTTGATGTAGTCTTCAATCCCAAGCTCCTGCATCGCGTCATCCAAGTGGAACTGCTCTGTCTTGATTTTCGGCACGTCGTTAAATTCTACGGCTTCATATATACCGGCCGCATTGGGCGCAAGTGTCAGTGCGCTTTCACGCAGCTTCTGCAGCTTCTCTTTGAGTTTGCTCTTCAGGTCATCGGTGCTCTGGTGGGTTATCAGCACCTCACTTCGTTCCGTGAACAACGCAACGTCCGACATCTTACCCAACATTTCTATGGCACGTATGCGTATGCGGGCGTCCGGGTTCTCCGACTCTATAATAAGCTTGTTGATAACGAGGTTGCGTATCGCCTTGGAGCTTTCTACGATCTCGTGGCTAAACTCATCAAGGATCGTTTTTACGAGTGCGACGGTTGCCGGCGCAAGGCCAGAGGCACGTCTGTGGGTAGCCGCCTTTGAAGTCTCAATGGGGTCTTTAGCAAAGGACTTGGCCAAATCATTAGCCGCGGCGATGTCATCGTCGCTTATATCAAACTCGTAACCAATCCCAGTTAACAGGTCAAGCGTGGCCGCCGCTGCGCTTATGCGTTCGCGCAAATCAACGCTCTGTACTTCGTCTGTCATTGGAACCGCACGGTCTGCGTTCAAAATCATCACCGTCATGTTTGCAAGCCTACTGTGGCCGATTTCGCTAGTTTGCGCTGGGTATACCCAGCTTGTCAATGTTTTGGGTC